CAGTATTAGTTATAGTATAATACCTATATCTACATGTGAATGTGGTTACGAATTCGAATGTCATTGTGAACCAGATGGTGAATGTATTTGTGAATATGAATGTCAATGTGACAATCTTACTTTATTCGATTCTGATGATGACATTGAGGAGGATGAAAGTATGTATGACCCATAATATAACTAAAAATATAGTTAGTAAATTATATAACTATATTTTTCTACCATTTACTTTTTTTCACATTAATTTGAGGTGCTTTATTTTTTTTTGCTTTATTGGGGTCATACGCATCGTCTTCATCGTCTGAGCCCATACTCTTTGATAAATCCCAAAATTCTTTTGCTCCTAATCTAAAATCTGGGTGATTCTCTGCTTTATACCAAAATATTTGGTCGTTTAATTTATTAGACTTTGCGTTATTGTTAATAACCAAACATTCATAATTCTCAGTTGTTTGGTCCATTACGCCACAAAATGATTCTAATGTTGGAAACATACTTGCATAATTCTCCCATATTCTTTTACGATTTGTCAAATATGGCTCACGTAATATAAATACATAATCTATATTGGTTCTTAGATTTGGAGGAATACCTAATGGATACTGCATAGTAATAATCAACATAATTTTCCAATGCCGACCATTCATAAATAACAATCTCATCATTTTATCACGCGTCCATGATTGATCGTATAAACAATCATCCAATATCACAAATGCTCGCGGATCTATTGACGTCTTTTTATGTTGTTCTATTTCTTTATTTACTTGTTTTAATACTGTCTTTTGACGTCTTAATATATTCTCTATAAGAGTTGTATTGTATTCTTCATGTATAAATAACTTTGGAACATGTGCTGAATAAAATCCATTGCCGGCCTCTGTTCCTGACATTACAGTCCCAACAGGAATATCTTGGTGATAAAATAATAAATCTCTTACTAAAAAGGATTTACCAGTATCACGCCTTCCGATCATTACAATGACTGGTCCTTTATTCTCATTTGGTTTAAATGTAATTTCGCGCATATTAAATTTTTTTAATTCTAAAGTCATTCCAACAATAGAATACAGATATATTTTAATAAACTATAATGAACGAGAATACTATTCAATTTGTATTATTGCATGAAAATATATTAAACAATTGTGTCAACTATTAATATGAACAAATATATATCATCAGTTCAAGAAAAATTTAAAATTGGGTACTATAAATCACCTTTAATTGATATAACCGCATTAGAAGATGATTATGTTAATTATTTGAATCATGACAATCATACATACAATCCATTTAAAGTAGATAAATTACAGAAATATAATCCGATTTATAATGAGATATTTACACTTTCTAGTAAGAATTATAATCATGTTCTTCTAAATCAGCCATATCACTTTCTCACCAATGATACTGTTTCTAATAGTTCGAATGAAATAATTAAACGTAATATTTTTATTAAATATTCACCACTTCTTGATCCATTGCATTACATGGTTGGTAAATATGAAAAACATTCTAATATTCTGAATAATTTACCATATCCTGAAAAAATTTGTACTGACAAACAATACACTGTTCTTCCAAAAATTGATAATATGCATAATTGTTCATATGTCGATGCTTTTTTTTGTTATATCAATAGTATGACACTTCATAATCATAAAGTTATAAATTGTTTGGATTTCTATGATTCATTTATTGGTATTCAGCACGAATTTAAATTTAACGTTTCAGATGATATTGATTACTTAGTTTCTTCTGATTTTTTTAATGAAAATTTAAATAGGTTATATACACTAGAAAATGTGAATATTAACCAATCGTGTAATCAATCCAGAAATAGAAAATCTAAATTATGTATTTCTAAAACGAATCATAATATTAGTGCTATTTCTATAAATACGCTTATTCCCGATACTGAAATTGAAAATAGTGAAACTTGCTTAATTTACGACCATTCACTTGATACACAAAATATTGAACGTGTTAGTGATATCACACATACAGATAATATTTTAATTAATGATGATACTGATGATAATAGTTCTATCGCAAATACATCTGATTCTAATAGTAATGAGGATGATGAAGATGATAATATTCGTGATATTGATGATGACTGGGAAACTGATGATGATATTTCAAGTATTAATGACAATAATGATAACCAATACGCATATATTAAAAATTTCCCAATTCAAATGATTTGTCTTGAAAAATGTGATGGAACATTGGATGAATTATTTAATAGTCAGACTATTGATGTTGATACTGCTGCTAGTGCTTTATTTCAAGTTATTATGTCACTTATCATATTTCAAAAAATGTATTTTTTTACACACAATGATTTACATACAAATAATATTATGTATATTCATACCGACATCCCATATTTATATTACAAATATGAAAAATGCATTTATAAAGTACCTACATATGGTAAGATTTATAAAATAATTGATTTTGGTCGCAGTATATATCGTTTTAATGGTGTTACGTATTGTTCGGATAGTTTTGGACCAGGTGGAGATGCTGATACACAATATAACTGTGAACCCTTTTTCAATGACAAAAAACCTCGGTTAGAACCGAACATGAGCTTTGATTTATGTAGATTAGGTTGTTCTATTTATGACTTTATTATTTCTGATGATTTAGACATTTCATTATATGATGAATTACAACAAACTGTATATAGATGGTGTTTAGATGACACTAAAAAAAATATTCTATACAAAGCAAATGGTGATGAGCGTTATCCAGATTTTAAATTATACAAAATGATCGCGAGAACCGTACATCAACATACTCCCCAATCACAATTAGAATTTCCATTTTTTAAGCAATTTTTATATGATAAGGAAGATATAGAAAACTTAATCGACATTAACACTCTTCCTGTGTACTCTTAAATTGCGAACAAAAAAATACATTTTTATATCACTATATTACAAAAATGTATTGTTGTATACGATGTTTCGCGTATAACATGAATTATACATGTGTTGCTCTACTACCATATGCATATTTATCAAAACGTCATGTCCGTTTTTCTAATAATTTATCAATTTATTCAACATACCCACACAAAATGATTCGATAATTACAAATACTTCGCATTGAATTCATCTGGTGTTAATATTGATATTCCTAGTTCTTGTGCTTTTTTTGTTTTGGATGAAGTATCATCATGACTTTTTGTTATTAATACGAATGTGTTTTTTGTTACATTGTTCTCTAATTTTCCACCATATTCTTCAATCGCCGCTATAATTCCGGCATCTCTTACCTTTGTCATTACTATATTCTTTCCATTTAGTATGTGAGTTGTATCCACAACGCGTGTATCTGTTTTTAGTTCTTCGGTATATTCCAATTTATAGGTTAATCCTAACTCTTTTAGAAATAGGATAAAGTTCTCAATATTATCAACTATACTTCTTGCGTTTTCTACCCCTATACCGTCTACTGTTCGTAATAAACCGTACATTTCTTCCTTTGTATTATTATTTGTAAGTAAGTCTGGGAATTTCTCTATTATTGGTTCCAATTTACGTCTGCCAATACCCCGACCAAATTTGTTTGACGCAACCATTATATCTAATAACGACGCTTTTTGTATTTTTTCTCGTATTCCATTATATATTTTATTTGCTGTTTTCATTTGAAACCCGTCTACTAACATAAAATCGTCCTTCGTCATGTAAATAATTTTTTGTATGGTATTAAATCCTGCGTTCATTATTCGTTTTATATTACCAGATGATAATCCATCTACCTCTAAGGTTACAAAGAACGCAGTTATGTTTTTTTCTCTAACTGTAATATTATCATCTACATTATTTACAATTATATCTATATGAGTATCCGTCCAATAATACGGTATATCCGGCATTAACGCCTCTTCTGCTTGTACGGGTACTGATTTAATATGTGGTATCACATCACCACTTCGAATGATTTCAATGATTGCTCCTACACCGATTTTATTTGATTCTATAAAATTAGCATTAAACCCTGTAGCATATTCGATTTTTACGCCTCCTATGTTGACGGGTTCTATGCGTACTCTAGGTTTTAAATAACCACTTTTACTAGGAGTCCACAATATATCCAAGACCTTTGCTTCCGCAATTTGTTCGGATAACACCATCTTAAAGGCAAACGAATGTTCTGGATTTTTATTGCTTCGGTTGGCAAGTGTATTACTTGTTACTATAATTCCATCTATTTCATATTTATAATTGGTTCTCCAATCTATCAATAATTGTGATAATATGTCGTTGTTTATTGATGAAAACAAAGCGTGTTGTACTACGTTAAACCCCTTCGTATTTAATTCACCAATATTTGTTAATGTATGTAACTGGTCGCTTGGTCTTACATATGGTTCAATTAATTCATACACAACAAAATCTAAATCATATGTTTTTGAATCTATTGTCTTGCTATTAATGATGCCAGAAACTAAATTTCTAGCATTCGCAAACGTTGTTTTGTATTTTCTATCAAATATATTTTTAGATATTATAAATTCACCGCGAACTACTACATCATTTTTAGTAGGTAAATCTAATATTGGTAATAGATGTGATATATCTTGTCCGATTGTACCATCTCCACGTGTATATAAGCTTTGTTTACCATCTTTGTATACATATAACCCACTAACACCATCTAATTTGCATGATACTAAATAGGGTTCTTTGTATTTATTCATCCATAATTCTAACGCATTCGTATCTGGCTTTATTTTATCCATTGATGGCATAAAATATGGTAAACGCACTTTGTTCTTATGAATTGGGGCACCAATTGTTTTTAATAATGGATTATTTGGAAATTTCGCTTCGAAATATTCTTTAATAATATCATATTCATTATCCGTCATGAATGATTCTGAATTATAATACGCATCATTCGCTTGTTTTAAAATCAGTTCTAAATGTCCCTCGTTTAATTTATCCAATGATGAAATACCACTTACCTTAAACTGGCTCATAAACGACTTCATATTCACTTTTGAGTTCATGATTATTACAATTATATGCTTGTTTATATAATTGTAACGTATTTATAGTTTTTCAATTTTTTTACTTATGTTTTTTAGAAACCTGGTTCTCCAGTGAATATTTCTGTAGCAGATGGTTTTAGTGTTTTATTGTCTGTTAACACATTGAAAAAATCATTCATCCTGCCATTTGTTAAAAAATATATCAATACTGTGATTGTACTGCTGACTAATATTAATACAGAATCTCGTATAACAGTCTTCATTGGTTTCCATTCCTTACTAATATATTTCATATCAACCAACTTGAGAAAAAAATACATTATAGTTATGAATACTGATAAAATAAGTGCTTTTTCCATCAATAATATATTATTTTTGTCATTTTTATATTTTAAATTGGACGAATGTGCCTAAATCAATATAATTCTTCTACCCCATCCAATGTTACCTCATCTTTGTGATTCATTGGCATCGAGCCTAATTCATCAAACTCATGTAAATCTACTGGCTGAGTTGATATTGTAATTCGTTCATCATCTGAATCCTCTTCAAAATGCCTCTGCATCGCTCTCTCTGTGCTTATTTCTTCTAAACGTTCTATCGATTTCGGTGCTTCTATTGTTTTAAAGTTGTCTTCTTCATCTAATACCGCATCCATATCGTTAAATGACAACTTTGTTACTACAGCTTCATCATCTACATTTTTTATAGCCGGTACTACTGCTGGTACAATATCTTCGTCTTTATCTGATTGTACTTGAATACTAGGTTGAACCGGTTCTTCATTCTGTACTTCATCATCTTCAACATCCTCGATTATTACTTCCTCCTCATGCTCTACAGATTCATCCATATACGCACGAATAATTGCCTCTGTTGGAATACTTTCACGTATCGAAATGAGTATACATTCTTGTATAATGTTCTCTAGTTCACGATTATTCTTTTGTATTTGAAGTGGACTTACATTTTTATCAAATAAATATACATTGGAATACACCTTACGAGCTACATTAATATATACCTTGTGTATAAAGTTATCCAATTTGGGTATAGATATATCTATTTTTTTCTGTTTATTGCCGACTCGAATACACGTAAGTACCTTTAATTGAATAATATGGACGCAAGTTATCAAATCTTCTAAATAATTGCATCCACTTCGTTCGATAATTCGCTTTCGCTCATCTTCAATTATCTCATTATTCCATTTTGGAATTCTTGATAACAAATTCTGAAATGTCATTAAATATTTGTTCGGCTCATCATTATCAACACATATCTTCCAAGATTCGTTAAATATTGATTTTATACCCCCTAAAATTAAAGGTGTGAAGATGCTAACTAAACGACTACACCATTCATTTCTAGATTCTTGTAAATTCGAAAGAACAAAATCGTCCATCTAATTATATTGTGAAGACACTTTTTAAACTAGGGTTTGAACGTAAATACAAATAATCTAATAGATACAATAACAACAACTTTTCACTTCGAAATTCTGATTTTATTGTGTTAAAACACATAATTAATTCATTCTTTTTTTTATTGTCAAACTCGTTTGACGTTTTAATCCATTCTATAAAGTCAAAACATGAAAATCCTTCTTGATAAAACCTTTCCGCAAAATTCATTACTTCCATACTCTCTTCCATATCTACATCTTTTAAATTACTACTTATCCACTCACTTGATATATTATTGATGTTTAATTTGGTTTGTATAAAATGTTGATGTAAGTTTTCAATCGTATTGTTCTCTGTGTATTCGGGAACATATATTTCGCAAAATCTAGATAATATTGGGTTTAATAATTTATGTTTGTTCTCTACTATTATAAAAAAACGTGTGTTGTAGCTAAATAATTCGATGCATCGACGTAATGCTGATTGTGCGTCTATTGTCAAAAAATCGGCATTAATTAATATTATCGTCTTAAATGACGAACCCGCATCTTGTTGAATATTAGATTTCGCAAAAAATTTTAACTCTTCTCGTATAAATTTTATTCCTTTACCATGAGCACAATTTACCAACATCACGTTTTGTTTTATCTTGTGTCTATCTGAATTATATATCTTTTGTATAAAACTGTCTACTATATGCCGTTTTCCTGAACCTGACTCACCATGAAATATTAAATGAGGTATTTTATTCGTTTTATAGAAATAGTCTAATCTATCATATATTTGTCGGTGGATGTTCTCGATGTTATTTGTAAAATCTGCCATTGAATAACATATTAGTATGTTTATATATCAATTTGTTCATTATTCTTTTTCACGAGATTCAATTGTTTTGTAAATACATATCTTTCTTGATGCATTGTTCTCCTACCTAAATTACAACCCAAACATGCTATCATTAAATTACCTTTATTATGTCCTTTTGTATTATCTATCCTCTCAAGCGTCCATTGTTTTGGTTCTCGAACATATTCATATAAAACCTGTACTGGTTCTCGACAATAATAACATATATTACTTGATTCTTGTAATAATTCTATCACATCATATACTGAAACAAACTCTTCTTCTGAGTATCGGTCTTTTGCCATGTCCTGATTTCGATAACTTGATAGTTTTTGTCTAAAGCTTGACTGAATAAACCTATATTGTTTTGTATCATGGAATTTTTCATCTAACATTTGCATTATATATTCCAATTGTTGAGAACTTTGTAATTCTTCCTCTTCAAATTCCCATTTTTTATCATTTGTAACTACTCTTTTCTTAGGTACTCTTGATTTCTTTTCTTGTTCTCGTTGATGTTTTTCTTCTTCTAATTCATCTTTTGTCTTTTTGGGGGTTAAATCCACACATATATTTTTTGTATTTCCGGTTGTTTTCATTGTTTCATCGCCTTTATTTGAATTGATATTTAATATTATCTTCTTTGTGTCGCTCATTTACATATTTACATCAGAGATATTCATATTCACATATAAACGTGTTATAGTGTTATCAAGGATTTGGTATTGGTTCATAATGCCCTCCCGTCCAGTATATATTGATGGTTTTATCAGGAGAACTATTCAATGGTACAAACTCGATGACACGATGATTATTATCTCTATAATTTTTTACATTGATACGTATCGACCAAATATTACAAGCACATTGAATTTCTATCGCACCTCCCCATGTTGACATTGAACGCATATTTGAAATATAATGTTCTGGTGTTTGGTTCTCTAATGCTAAAACATATTTTGTTTCCAAACCATCCATAATTGGATTATTTTCTTGCAAATAGTTACATATCTTTTGCCTAATTTCATAACTTCCTTCCTTGATAAAGTAGTTCAAACTATTGAATAAACAGCTCATTTACATATTCATATACTATATTTCACATGAATATACATAGTTTTACGCTAAGTTTTCGATAAAATTAGAGTAAAAATATTCAAAGGTGTAAAATTGATTAGAAAAAACAAACATAGTAATATTATATAACAAACATGAGTAAATATTGCTGTGACCGTTGTGGTAAAGAATTTCACAAAAAATCACAATACGATTCACATAACAAACGTAAAACACCATGTGATAATAATAACAACATTACACAACTTGTAACCAAAGATATTACACAAAACATTATTGTCAATACAGACCACCAGAAGAAACCCACTGAAGTTAAATACATTGATTTATTCTGTGGTCTAGGTGCGTTTCATACGGCATTTAATAGATATAATCTTCTTCAAAATGATATTAAATATACATGTGTATTAGCATGTGATATTGATGATGGAGCTAGAAAAGTATATGAAGAAAATTATGGAATTAAGCCAGAAGGTGATATTAATAAAATAAATATAGATACAATATCTGATTTCGATATATTATGTGCTGGTTTCCCTTGTCAACCATTTAGTATAGCAGGTAATCAAAAAGGATTCCAAGATGAAGGCCGTGGCAATCTATTTTACAGAATATTAGAAATAATAGATAAAAAGAAACCACGCACACTATTTCTTGAAAATGTTAAAAATCTTCATACGATTCATAACGGAGAAACATTCAAAGTAATTAAAAATGAAATTGAAAAACGTGGATATCATGTCAGTTATAAAGTTATTGATTCACGGTATTATAATTCCCCTCAATCTAGACATCGTATCTATATAATCTGTAATAAAGATACCAATTATATTTTTAGAGACATAAATAATCCTATTGTTCCTGTATCAACTATTATAGATAATAGTATTACTAATTTCTTGAAGTATGAAGAAAAATATAAATTAGAAAAATGCGATGGGAAAAGTAGGATGAAATATAAATTAATTAATAGGAAATCAGGAAAAGGTGGAAGACAAGGAGAACGTGTATATGATTTAGAAAAATGTGGCCCTACTATTTGTGCTTCTTCAGGTGGACTTGGTGCTAAAACTGGATTATATGATTTTGATGGGAAAATTAGAACATTAACTGTGAAAGAAACTTTACAAATGTTCGGTTTTGATACTACATATAAATATGAAACATTATCCAATAAAAATGATATGTTGTTTTATCTAGGAAATAGTATTGTAGTAAACGTTTTGGAAGAACTCATTAAAGACTTACAACATTTGTTGTAAATGAAAAACCTTATCCAATAATTTACTAATTGTTAGTTTGAACTGTAATTGATTACTACTTTTTTTACCACCATCTCCTCCTTTTCTTTGCATCGACAATATATTATCATCGCCCAATACAACAACTGTCTTCCCCTTTGTAATTGTAAAATGTAAGGTTTCCAAATATTCTATAATATCTGTAATTTTACATAGTACTATTTTTGTTCGCTTATTGTCTAGATATTCGACTCCAAATAAATAATCTGGTTGCATTTCGTGATTTGTTCCAATAAACGCATAATCTAAGATTTGACGTTTATTTTCATTCAATAAAAGTAGGAATTTGTCTAATTGTTCTTGTGAATAATTAGTCGAACATAATTTTTTTATAGGTTTAGTTTTATCTATAGATGTTCCATTTGGTAGAAGAGGATATTCACATAAATCTTTCAATATGGTTCTTTCACTCTCTAACCCGGGTATATTCTTTATTAGGTCATCTACCCAATGTCTATCTAATTGTTGAAACTGACCGATTTTATACTTTTTTACTTGTGCCTTTAGGTTTTTGTTATTTGATTGTATATCACACTTATGATTACCTACCATCTTATAACATTCATCGTAATCAGTCCCTAATATTGGTTCAAAATTAGCTCTTAGTATTGTATTTTTATTCAAATCATTGCATATATCTTCCTCCTCTCTATATCCATCCTTTGCCGTATTGCTATTTACATGAGATAATATTTGTTTTTTCGCACTGATAAGTTCATTTTCCTTTGTTCTGAGAAGTGTTTTTAGTTTATCTATTTCTTTACATTTTTTATCAATATCTTTCATAAGTTGTTCTCTTTGCTTCTTTTCGTTCATATATAACTGCTCGTAATTCATGATACTTTACTCTGTGTGGTTATTTACATTACATGTCAAATTCAATTTTACATCTTTGAATATTTTGCAAAAATTAAGTAATATTACGCAAAAACCCGAAAAGAACTCTTTGTAGAAAGTCGAGCACGAAAATTAATTTTGGACATTTTTAAAATGTCCATTTTTGATTTTCTCAATGAAGTCTTGCAAAAGGCCTCTTCCAAAATACGGATGTGAGGAAAATGCTTTAATTATGGTAAATTATCAGAAAAATACGGCTGCATATAAAATTAAGTAAATTACGCTGAAAATGATTTAGAGACTTTCTGGTTGTATTTTATACAACAAATGACAACCAAAAGTCGCCATATTAAAGAACCATATATTTGTGAAGAATGTGACTATATCAGTAATAAACAGAGCGATTATGTAAAACATTGTAAGACGATAAAACATATCGCGCGACATACAACATCCGCTGCGAGAGATACAACATACATACAACATGAAAAGTCGCAGCAGCAGTATACATGTGAATGTGGTAAATCTTACAATCACCGTGCGTCATTATGGAACCACAAGAAGAAATGTGGGACAGAATATCCCATTAAACAAGAATCGTCAATCACTAACGTCGAATCCACTCCGATTGATTCAACCTTAGTGATTGAATTATTGAAACAAAACCATGAATTCAAGCAATTGATGATAGAACAAAATAAGCAAATCCATGAACAGAATAAGCAACTCATTGACCTAGCAAAGAATTCCGGTAATACGACGAATAATACAACTAATAATACAACTAATAACAATCGATTCAATCTGAATGTGTATCTAAACGAGACATGTAAAGATGCTATTAATTTGAATGACTTTATTCAATCAATCGAATTGAATATAAATGATTTCATCAATACAGGAGAAGTAGGGTATGTTAAGGGTATATCAAGTATTATGCTTGACCGTATACGAGGTATGGAACCACATGTACGACCGATTCATTGTACTGATATAAAACGAGAAATAGTGTATGTAAAAGACTCCAACAAATGGGCGAAGGAAGACGAGAACAAAACCCATTTACGAAAGGCTGTCAGAATAATAGCTGACAAGAACCGAACATTAGTACATCCATGGAGAGAAGAGAATCCAAATTATGAAATATTAGATACCCCAGAATGTAACAAGTTTTTCGAATATACAAAAGCTTCGTTGGGTGGATATGGTAAAGAAGAAGACTTGAAATTCGAGAACAAAATTATAACTAACATTCTGAAGGAAACGGTTATTGATAAAAATCTATTGACAGAATAATAATTTTGGTTTAGAAGCGTATCTTGTATTGATTAATAATAGAAGATATAAAAAATAAACAATATGTATATAGAGCAATTATACAAATGGATTTATCATTGGACTCTGATTTTGAACTACATCTACTTGATAGTGAAAGTGAAGATGATTCAAGTATAAGTTCATATTCATTGACTAGTGTGGAATCATCGGATGATTCTGAGATAATAGATGATATGGAAGAAGAAATATCTATAACATCATCCATATCGTTAACATCAGAAGCATCGATTAAATTGTTTGATTCATTTCATGAAGACGATGTATATGATATTATTCAAGATATTTACAATATGTTTGATGAGTATTACAGTAATAATATAATAAAAATATCATCCCCCAAGTTTTATACAGAGATGTTTGATATGATAAGTGAAATATTATATAGCGAATGGGAAGATGTTGACATGTGTTATGAAGATGATTATCCGCAAATCTTAGAGTTTGTCGAAGAATTACACACAGAATATTTGTTATATAATAACAACCTCATCCCGAGGTCTATTTCGAACCATGTAATTGACGTAAATACAATAGATATAGATAGAATAAGAGAAACCATAGAATGGATAACAAGCCAACCTCAACCGGCACAACGAACAGATGAATGGTATGAATTTCGTAACAATCTATTATCCGCAAGTAGTTTATGGAAAGCATTAGGTTCACAAGCTCAATTAAACAGTTTAATATATGAAAAATGTAAAGCATTTAATACGGAGTATGAACGTGTCTCATATGGTACATCAACCCCAATGCATTGGGGTGTAAAGTATGAACCGGTAACAATTATGATATATGAGGATTTATACAAAACAAAAGTAGGTGAATTTGGGTGTATACGTCATACTAGCTATGATTTTATAGGAGCATCACCGGATGGTATAAACATTGTTCCATCTTCTATAAAATATGGTACGATGCTAGAAATCAAAAACATAGTAAATCGTGAAATATCGGGGATACCAAAAGAAGAATATTGGATACAAACACAAATTCAAATGGAAACCTGTAACTTAGACAATTGTGATTTTGTAGAAACTCGTATAAAAGAATATGAAAATGAGGAGGATTTCTATAACAATAATACACATTCGAATTATAGAGGAGTCGTATTATATTTTATAAACAATAATATCAATGAAAGTAACGAACCGGTATATCATTACATGCCATTAAATATACCATTAATCAAAGAGAATATAGATGAATGGATAACCCAAACAAAGAAAGAAAGTCACACACAAAACTTAATACTATTTAATACAATATACTGGTATTTAGATGAGATATCATGTGTATTAATAAAACGCAATCGTGAATGGTTTGCATCGGTGATTGATAAAATTAAAGATGTATGGGATATTATTCAACAGGAAAAACATAGTGGATACGAACATCGTTCACCTAAGCGTAGAATAGTAAAGACCCATGTAACTATAGATGACGTATCTGGCAGTCATGTGATTCATAATATACCAACAAGTAATCGAATATGTCTAATCAAACTGGATTCGAATTATTGAATCAAAACAATATATAGAGAAGTTTATATGTCTATTATATAAGGGTAATGTCTAATATGGGTTCCACTAATTCTGATGATGAAATGTACGTTATTAAGCGTTCAGGTAGAACCGAAATAGTGTCATTTGATAAAATATTGCGACGCATAAAAACTATCGGTCAAGAAACATATGATATTCCAGTACCAGCACTCCAATATAGTTTAAAAATTAATTATACTATGTTAGCTATGAAGGTAATCGACCAATTATACAATAATATTTCAACAACAAAGATAGATGAGTTATCAGCAGAACAATGTGCTTCAATGTCATCAATTCATCCAGATTATGGTATATTAGCTGGACGTCTTATTATTGCTAATCATAAAAAGAAGGTACCAAAGACATTCAGTCAAGCAATGACGAAACTATATATGAATAAAGATAAACATGGTAAGCATTCTCCATTAATTACAGATGATATGTTTATTGTATTAAAGACCCACGAAGAAAAACTAGACCAAGTTATAAACTATAACCGTGATTTTTTGATAGATTATTTTGGATTTAAGACATTAGAACGTGCTTATTTAATGTCAGTGAATAAGGTCATTGTTGAATGCCCCCAATATATGTGGCTTCGAGTTAGTATGGGAATTCATGGTGATAATGTTGATAAAATCATAGAAACCTACGAACTTATGTCTCAGAAGTATTTTACCCATGCGACACCTACTTTATTTAATGCTGGTACTCCCCATCCTCAATTATCGTCATGTTATTTATTGGCTATGGAGGATGATAGTATTGAAGGTATTTATAATACATTGAAAGATTGTGCGTTAATTTCAAAGTGGGCTGGTGGTATTGGATTACATATTCATAACATTCGTGCTTCTGGTAGTGATATTCGAGGAACAAATGGGTCTTCTAATGGAATCGTACCGATGTTACGTGTATTTAATAACACCGCAAAGTATGTCGACCAATGCGTCCATCCGGAAACTATTATTTATACAACCGATGGACCGAAAGAAATTCAACATTGTGAAACTGGCGTTACTAAAATATATAATGCGTTGGGTGAAACGGAAGTTATTCAGGATGTATTGGAACATGTATATGATGGGGAAATGCTGGAAATAAATACTATGCATTCTATTTTCCCATTACGCATTACGCCAGAACACCCTGTATATGCTCTTCGTAATCAGGCAAAAGGACTAAACTACGATGTTATCCGCAATCGATTAGAAAAAAACCTGGCTAATTTTGATTGGGTGGAAGCAAAGGAATTGGATGAAGAGGATATGATTGTATATACAATTCCAAAATACGCGGTCGATATTAATAACATAACAGAAGATGATTGTAGAACATATGGAATTATTTTGGGAGACGGTTGTATTAATGGAACTAATGACACCGCAGGATATGTATCAATGCATACTGAAAATAAGAAGGATACTATTAATCATCTAGTCAATTATTTTGAACGACGTAGTATTCAAACATTTATTACAGTGGAAGGTAATATTACCAGATTACGTTGGAATAGACAATTGGAATTGCCATTTAGATACAATGATTTTTATAATGAAAACAAACAAAAACGTATGACATCGAAGTGGTTGAATTTACCTATTGACAAGTTAAAATATATATTAAAGGGATTATTGGAAACAGATGGATGTTTAAGTCATAATGAAGTGGCTTTTGATAGTACATCATTAAACTTAATTGAAGGTGTTCGTACTATTTGTTTGAAAATGGGGATACTAACGAGTGGAAGTATTCGTGATAGAATAGGCGAAAAACATATGACGAGTCGAGGAATGATTGAGAATAAATTAATATCATATACCCTTCGTATTCCCAGAACACAAGAAATTTGCGAATTAATGAATTTAGAATATAGCGACAAACAGTTTGTCAAATATTTTAAATATGATAACTATCTATTGACTCGTGTAAAAGATATTAAATCGATTCATTATAATGGTATTGTATACGATTTACAAATGGAGCACGAACATAATTACACAATTCATAATGGTCTCGTTCATAATGGAGGCGGAAAACGTAATGGTAGCTTCGCCATGTATATAGAACCGTGGCATGCCGACATTGAATCATTTTTAAATTTGCGTAAAAATCATGGAGATGAAGATTTGAAGGCACGTGACTTGTTTTATGCTATTTGGATGCCTGACTTATTTATGGAACGCGTAAAAGCAGGTGGCGATTGGACGTTAATGTGTCCTGACGAATGCCCTGGATTGTCTGATGTATATGGTTCTGCGTTCGAAACGCTGTATTCTTATTATGAAACGGAAGGTAAGGGACGTAAAACAATAAAGGCACGCGATTTATGGTTTCAAATTCTGGACGCTCAAATGGAAACTGGAACGCCATATCTATTATATAAGGATGCTGTAAACAATAAATGTAATCAAAAGAATTTGGGTACTATTAAGTCATCTAATTTATGCTGTGAAATTACCGAATATTCCGATGCGAACGAGACAGCCGTATGTAATCTAGCAAGTATTGCGTTACCCTCATTTATTACTACAAATAAAGACGGTGTTACTGAGTTCGATTATATTAAGTTACACTCAGTAGCAAGAACAGTAACATACAACTTAAACCAAATTATCGATGTTAATTTTTATCCAACACCTAAAACTGAACTTAGTAACTTCCGTCACAGACCAATTGGTATAGGAGTACAAGGATTAGCTGATGTATTTATATTATTGAATCTACCATTTGCTTCAGACGAAGCCAAAAAAATCAATATTCGTATTTTCCAAACAATCTATCATGCGGCATTAACTGAATCATGTGAAATTGCCAAAATGGATGGACGTTATAGTACATTTGACGGGTCTCCTGCGAGTGAAGGTATATTACAATTTGATATGTGGAATGTAGACCCGAATGAAAAAGTAAAAATGTATAATTGGGGGGCTCTAAAAGAAGAAATAAGTAAATATGGTCTACGAAATTCATTGTTAGTTGCACCTATGCCTACAGCATCTACCTCACAAATTCTAGGGTATAATGAGTGTATTGAACCAATAACTAGTAATATTTATAGTCGCCGAACACTTGCTGGCGATTTTATGGTAGTAAACAAGTACCTAATGAATGACCTAATTAAATTGGATATTTGGAATGATAAGATTAAGAATAATATTATTGCTAACAATGGAAGTATTCAACAAATCGATATTATTCCAGCTGATATTAAAGAAAAATACAAAACCGTTTGGGAAATCCCAATGCGTAATTTAATTGATATGGCTGCTGATAGAGGTGCTTATGTATGTCAAAGTCAAAGTTTGAATCTATGGTTAGAAGACCCGACCTATAATAATTTAACATCTATGCATTTCTATTCGTGGAGTAAGGGTTTAAAAACGGGAATTTACTATTTAAGAAGAAGAGCTAGACATCACGCACAACAGTTCACAATTGAACCGGAAAAGAAAAAAGGGACTATTTTAAGTGAAAACAATAAAGATGAAATATGTGAAATGTGTTCGGCTTAAACTTATTTTTCAACTTTTTATAAATATAATATATAATGAATTTTGATGATTGTAAACAGTTATTTCAATTAACTGTATTAAATGATGACTTTTTAATAAATTGGGTTCCTTTAGTAACATCAAGACCTGGTTCACCTACAAATTGTGGTGCTAATACTCTTTGTTTTTTAAATTTAGTAGATAGACAAGCAAGTCAACAACTTTCGATTGAATCAGAAACAGGGGTCAGATTAGGAATGCCTTATGCCTACATTACAGAAATAATTAAAAAAAAAGTAAGCGATGATATGGTTGTTACAGAAAATGAGTATGATATTAAAGATTTGGTTTGTTTTTTTAAACAAAAATTAAATAAAAATTCTATTACTATTTTAAACTTAAAAAGAGCAGATAAGAAGGGTCATATTCTTACTATAGCAAAAAGCCATGCTGGTATTCTTGTAATATTTGATCCTCAACAAAAAAAATATTATTCTGAACCAACTACTGACTTTCAATTTAAACAAGAAAATCTTTACACTTACATATACAGTACAGCAGAAGAATATAGTAAATTTTCTGCTTATTGTGGTAAAAGCATTACACTTTCTGAATTACAATCTGAATATAACATTGCCAATATTGAAGATACAGAACAAGCACCCGCTACTCCAGCAGCAAAGAGAAGGAAAATAGAAGGTGGTAAAAAATCAAAGAAAAGAATTACAAAGAAAGGCAAACGCGATGCAAATAAAACAAAAAAGAATAAACGTTCATCAAAAAAGAAATCACATAAGAAAAAGTAGAAAATAAGTAGTATTATTTTACATAAAAGTTAGTATAGTTTGTCTAATTAATTTTTCATAAGAAGACCACAATCATAATTATGACGCATCATCATATAACAACGCAAACAAACTAATACATCAACAATTGAGTTATGTAATCCATTTACAGTTTCGTTATTAAATAACTTACTATATAATTCACTCAGTTTGGGCCATTTTATATTAGGTGGTTTACCTGGAATTTTTGATTCGACTACAATATTTGTTATAAGTGTACCTTTATGCATCGTACAATAATGTTCTACACCATTTAATTCTTCATATGTTGAATTAAATATTGTCATACATTCAGCTGAACGTTTTAAAATTTCTAGTCGGTTTCTTTCAATCTCAATTAATATCATCTTTCTATCAAAGTCGATATTATGTGCTACAATCACGTCAGACGTAATATACGCCTCATAAAACTTAGATAATGCTTCTATGATTGGAGTTCCTGTGAGGCAATTTTTACGTGTAATTCCGGTTAAGTCTGTAATTGTTTGGCTAATTTCAACGTTTTTATTTATTTTAATATAAGTGTCATATGTTTCTAATAATGTATTTGTTATAATGTCATACTTTGCATAACTCAATTGTAGTATATATGGATATGCTTCAATTGTCGGTGATGTTTTACTTAACCTATCCTTTTTAGGTAGAATACCGGTAGTTTCTACATCAAAAACCAACACAGTTCTTTTACGTTTAGGTGCTTCAACTACAAAATTCATTGTAAATGTTGGTACTTACTTTATTTATGATATATTGTAAAAGTAGTTAGTATTCAATTTTTTACAATATATCATAATCAAGTGATATATAATATTTTGCAAGATATGATACCATGAATACCATACATTTAGAACGTTACGAAAGTCAATAAATTATCACGTAAAACAATTTACACTCTTGAAAAATTTATCAATATACTATAAATGTCATATACACGGAAAAAAATTATGAAAGATGCTTATAAACTACACAAAAAGAGTACTTCAAGAAAGAATCCTCCATCCAAAAAACAAGAAAACACAGTGTTAATTAACGAGATGATATCAAAAATAGAAGAAAACCTAACTGATGATAATTATATAAGTATATCTATTGTTGAGTGTAAAGAACCTACTGGAATGAATTATAAAGTGTTTAAAATAGATAAAAATACATATGATGGAAATATAAACAAACCCACTGTTGATTTGAATCCATCAAATTTACAAACCGCTATTGACGAGTTTAAAAAAAACAATGGGTTCACTAAAGCCCATCAGGATGCTAAATACGCATATTTTAGAATTAATTTATTCTTTTATGAAAATGCTATTATAAAGTTCAATATAGAGGGTATACCCATATTTCAGAAAGATACTTATAATTATTGTCCGATAGGTGATTCTATTTTTACAGAGTACTTTGAAACACAAAAAACAAATATAACAGATGATGAACGTGTTGCGGATGAGTTTATGACAGAATTAAATGAAGAAGAAAAAACACGCTTAACGGAGCAGGCACGCATTGCCACTGAGAAGGCTGCTGCTGAGGAAGCACGCATTGCCGCTGAAAAGGCTGCTGCTGAGGAAGCTGAAAGAGTACGCTTAGCGGAGCAGGCACGATTAGCTGAGGAAGCACGCATTGCCGCTGAAAAGGCAGCCGCTGAGGAAGCACGCATTGCCGCTGAAAAGGC